GTACCAGAGGTAATTCACTTGCTGAATTCGCCGTTGTTACTGCGATGATGGGTACATTAGCTACCACAGCCGCACCGAAATTTGGTGGAGTTGGTGATGGAGCTAAGGCCAGATCAACTATCGCATCTATTGACAAAATTACGTCTGTAGCTAATAATTTCTATAATAAGCAGGTATCTGATGAAGGTCGTGGAAGATTTCCAGGACAAACTAAGTATGATGAAAAAGTTGGTGGATTCGATCTTCCAGCAAACACACTTACGGATGCAGCAGTAGAAATATATTTAGAAACTATTCTAAATGGACAGACCACTTATGAATCAGATTTATCTGATTATGTGTATGTCTTTTCACCAGCAGTAGATGATGAAGATGCACTTGCAGCAGATTGGATGAGTTTCTTAGGTACTACACATCAAGTAGATGTTGAATTTGATGCAGATGGTGCAGAAGATTTCAAAGCTGGATTTGGTAATACTGGTATATCTTCACCCTTTCAGGATGGTGCTTACATTTACTTAGTAATTCCAGGATCAGGTAGTGGTTCAGACGCACAGGCACCTGCTTTGATTATAGCAGACGCTGAAAATCCTTCAGAACTTCACAAGGTATTAACCCCGTAAGGGAGAAAGGAGATTAGTCATGTTAAAAAATCAAAAAGGATTCACATTAATTGAACTCATTATGGTTACGATTATCTTGGGTATCCTTGCAGCCGTGGCTATACCAAGATACGCAAGTACATTACATATGGCAACAGTAAGAACTGAAAAGGCGTTTGTTGACCAATTGTGGACGGGATGCGAGATTGTAGCAAGTGAAAGATTGATTGAATTCGGAATTGAAGAGTGGCCGTTTAATCCACTTACAACCGTAAAACGAAGTCGTGGTATAGTATTAAATTTAACTTTAGGAGTACCCGATGTAGATAATGAGTGGCAGTTTAGTTTGGATGCAGTAGATGATCCTGCTATATTCCATCAAAGAGCAAATGATGAGATTTATTATTACACGTATGATTCAACCAATTTTGAACTCTCTGAAACTCCTGTTCTTTACGAACCTACTCAGTAGTACAATTCTTAGTCAAGAGCCAGAGGATTCTTTGGCTCTTGATTGGGATGAGATTATATGGGAAGAAATACTTGATGTTAAAAAGGAAGAAATACAAGAAGTAGATAATATAACTGCTACTGCAGGTGTGCGTGGAAAAGAATCAGAAGATGAGATTTTAAACTATTTATATTATAGAAAGAGTATGAGAAAACCAAGATGAAAGTAGAAAATGTTTTAGAAGTTATAGTCGGTACATTACTGGTTATTATAATTGCCGTACTATTAATGCCAAAAGAAGAAGTTAGTAATGAACCTATCATTATAGAAGAAACTTTTAGTGAATATCCTTTAATAGCCTGGCACGATATTGATAAAAAAGGTGACGTTGTAAAAATTAAATATAGAGTTTCTAATAGAGATACATTTATAGAAGTAGTTAATGAGAAAGGTAGGGTAGTTCATAAACAACCATTTCAGAGAAGTCCTTGGGAAGATGGAAGGTCAAGAGATTTTACATATAGTTGGGTGTTATATGATACACAGGATTATGGAGATGAAATACCACCTGGAGAATACGAAATACGAGTTTGTCATATATATTCAAGGAATATTGATTTGAGAACTTGGATAACAATTTAACCGCAAAAAAAAGGGGAACAGTTGTTCCCCTTTTTCATTATCCGATAATAGCTATTTACGGAATAAACCTACCAACACCAATAAAGCGACTAAGCCAGCGAAACCGGATTCGCCGAATTTATCTATGATAGCTGTCAGGTTACCTATTACATTTACTCCAAAGACACCAGTTCCAAAAATTACTTCAGAAATAGCACCTATGGCTACAAAGGACATTAACAGGTGAGCTATATCGTCCACCCAGCCTTTGACTAATGCGATGACTTCCTTCATTGTTTTCTCCCGTTTGTTATTCTTATCATTTAACAAAAAAGGGATCTTTAACTTCCGTTTTCTGTTGTCGAAATCAATTTCCGACATAAATAAATATAATATATACGATATTTCTTATTTCAATATATATAGATCAAAGAAAAGTATATTTTTAGGTTATTTCATATTTATATATGAGTTATAATATCTATTTTTAAATACAATATGAGGAAACCAAAATGAGTCAGGATTACGAATTATTTGAAGGTAAATCACTATCATCATTATTCAAAGATATTTATGACAATTCCAAACATAACAAGAAACAACTTGAAGTATTAGTTGGTGAAGTTGCTTCATTTATTAAAGATGGGGATATGGCTATTCAGTTAATTCCTATGATAAAAGAGTACTTGGACATAAATGTGAAGAATGATGAACAACTTGTCAAACTGGCAACTGTTGTACAACGATTGATTGCTGCCGAAAACAAAGGTGGTGCAGAAGCAGAGTTCGGTTTATCAGACAAAGAAAAAGAACAATTACTTAAAAGTATAGATGATGTAGTTGTAGATATTCAAAAGAAATCAGATGAAATATCAGAAGATATTGAATCAGTTAAGGAAAATTAATGGCATATAAAATTAATCGTTCTGATGAACATATTGTTCTACCAGATGGTCCTGCCACAGTTAGAGATGTTCAAAAGTATATTAAACAGAGAGCTACTTCTGAATTTTATGAATTGGAGGCAGCAGAGGTTATAGAAGTTTGGTTAGATGAAGAAGATTTACCATTAATTCCTGATACGGATAAACGAGATTGGTCGAAGTATGGTTGGATATCTGCTAGAATGTCAATTAGTAATTCTGGTTTAGACGATTTTGTTAGTATTAGACCTTTAGATGCCAATATAAAAGAGTATCCTTATCCTGGAGAGCATGTAATTGTTGCAAGTTATTATGGGGAAAAGTATTATACTCAAAAATTAAATATAAATAATTCAGTTAATATAAATTCTTTTCCTGCATTAAGTAAAGTATATGATATATGGAGTAATGAGGTATATAAAGAAAATTTACCGATAGTTAGAAATGAAAAAATTAGACAAATAGATGTAGAAGAAGGTGATATAACATTTAATGGTAGGTTTGGAAATTCAATTAGATTAGGTAGTAATGTAAAAGAAATAAAAATAGACGGTAAGGTAAAAGAAGATACGGGAAAAGAAAATTCACCGAATGTTATTATAAGGGCAGGACAAGGAGTAGAAGAAACAGTAAGATTTAAACCAGTAAAAGAAGATATAAATAAAGATGATTCTTCATTGTGGATGACTACAGACCAAGTAGTACCTTTTGAAAGGTCATCTGATAAGGCACATGGATTAACTGTTCCAAAACAATATGATGGAAAACAAATATTAATAAATTCAGATAGGATAGTTTTTAATTCTAAATTAAATAGTATTCATGCTTTCAGTAAAAATGAAATTAGTATGGCAGCAGATATACGAATGAATTTAGAATCACCGATTGTTAATCTTGCAGATAGAGAGGCAACAGAACCTGCAATTGCAGGAGATCAATTGATGGACAATGTAATTTGGCCAATAGTAGATGCATTAGTTGAGTTTGCAAATGGTATTGCACCAACAATGGCAACGTGCATAGATATTGTTATTCCATTAGATTTTATCAATAGCCCATCAAAAACATTGGCATCAAATCTTACAGCACTTAAAGCAAAACAAAAAGATTCACCAAAAAGTTCAACTGTTTTTGTTGGAAATCCCAAAGGACCTAAGGTAATAACATAATGCCAATAAGATGTAAATCAATAGCAGGACAACGAGTAACATTGGGACCAGGTGAACCAATAATACCTGGATGTGAACTTATAAAGGGAAGTGGAATTTTTGAAAATAAAGAAGAATTTCCGTTTATGTTTGCAGAAGTACATGGTGTTGCTGGTGATAATGGTGCAGTAGTAATATGGCCTGATACGGGTAACGATTTAACACGATATGGTGCAGGTGAAACTGTACCTGCTGGAACTACACTTCATGTTGGGTGTGTGATTGAGAACGGAGAATTAAAATGTGCACCACATACAACACAAGATGAATCAACAGCAGCAGAAGGACCCCCTGAAACAAGTGGTAATGATGGAGATGATGGAGATGATAAAGGTTTTTGTGTAGGTTCAGGAACAATAGATAAACCATCTTCAGAAGAATTAGATTGGCTTAATGATATAGCAAATTTTCAAATACCAGATTTACAAGCTTTTGCTTTAAGTGGATTTACCGCGATGGTTCAAGAGATGGTGGGTAAACTTAGTGAAATATTAGGAAAATTGACTGCAGAAGTTGATGCTATAATGGCAAAGGTTAAAATTGATCCTGAAGATGTTTGTACACCACCAGTAAAGGCTTTTATTAGAAATTTATTAGCTATATTGAAAGAATTAATGAAAATTCTTCCTATATTAAAACAAATAATTCAAATAGTAAAAATTATTAGAAAAATTATAAAGTTAGTAAAGAAAATTTTAAAATGGACACCACCATTTATTGTTCCTATCGTTGAGGCATTGTTAAAGATTCTTAATCTTGCCGGATTGATAGATATGGTTGTTTCCATATTACTAAAAACAATAGGTAGATTTACAGCAATAATTCCTATATTACAGGCACAATTAATGCAAATTCTCGCACAATGTGCAGGACAAGTAGCGGGTGAGATGAGTAAAGAAGATTGTGAGGCAGCAGGTGGTGAATGGATTGATCCTGATGATTTAAAGGACTTACAAGATATGTATGATAAGATGTTAACTGAAACATCTGCACTTGATACTGATGATGAATCAATAGGATTTTGTTCTATAACAGAATATTTAGATAAAAAATCTTGTGAAGATGCAGGTGGAACTTGGACAGATTTAGATACTGATACAAATTTTGATGATATAGATACTTCTGCACTGTCCAATGAATTAAACAAACAAATGGAAGAATTAGAAAGATGTTTTTCAAGTCCAGAATTAAAAGATTATTTAACAGAGTTGTAGGAGATTATAAAATGAAGAAACAAGAACTAATAAAAATAATTGAAACAGTAGTTCGTAAGGAAGTTAAAAAACAAATGAATGAGATATTTATTAAAGAAGAAAACTCATCCTCACTTACCGAATTAGTTTCAAAACCATTAACAGAAAAAGAGTTCAAAGAACCTATTAGGAAGAAACAAGTTAAACCTAAAAAAGAGGTTCACTATACATCAAATGAGACTCTTAATAAAGTGTTAAATGAAACCGTTGGTGGAGTTCCACAAGGTGAAAGTGGAGGTCCACAAATTGAAGGATATGAAGATTATCCAACTTTAGGTGATGGAACATTTGATTCGAGTAAGATAAATGATGTTTTGGTAGGTTCACCACCAGGAGTAGCAACTTCTGAAACCGTAAAACAGAAAAAACGAGATATTGGAGCAGTTCAAACTATCAAAAATGCAAGAGTAAATGTTGATGATGTTCCAGATCATGTACAAGATGCATTGACAAAAGATTATACTGGTTTAATGAAAGTAATAGACCAGAAAAGTGGTGGTGGAACGAGTTATCGTCCATAGTGAGGTGAGTAATGGCATTAGATAAAAAGTTTTTAAAGTATAAACTTGAGAAGATTAAAAATAAAAGAATCTATAAAAATCAAGATACGGAAACTAAAAAACAGATAAGAAAAGAAAACGCTAAATTGTCAGCTGAAGAAGCAGATGCAATACATTCTTATTTGACAGGTGAAGATAATTTAGATAAACTTGATAATAAATCTTATATGGAAAATAGATTACCTGGAAGTTTATTTTTAACACCTAAAAGAGTTACAAGAGGAAGTAAAACAGAGTGGCAAGGTAAATTAAATATTAAACAGGTTCAACTAGATTCTAATACCAAAGGGAGAAGATTATCAAGACTATTAAAAAGATTTAAAACAATAGCAAAATCAAATATTGATTCAGCAAAACAGTTAGTAATTTTTAGAAAGATTTTTGATAGTTTAAATATTACTTTTAGTCAAAAAGAAATTAAATTTGATGGGAAGATACAAGCGGGTGGATATCAATCGTCAGATGGTCAAGAAGGAATTACGGAAGATTATATTGTAACTGATATTCTTGAAAGTTCAAATACTACAGTTGATGAAGATGGAAATGTATTACCTGGAACTACAACATATGTTCGAAAAAGAATTATAGTAAAAGATGGTTTAATTGTAGGTCAACAAATAATAAGTTAATAGGAGAATATAAGTGGGAGCAAGAGAGAAAGATTTAAATCCAGACGTTTTCATTGGATTAAAACTTCCATTGGGATATTCAGATACAGGATATTTCAAACAAACTAAAACTACACTTCAACAGTCAAAATATAACATTATTAACTTGTTGAAAACTATTCCAGGTGAAAGACTTGGACAACCAGGATTCGGTTCGGAATTACATTCTATAATATTTGAACCAATGAATGAAGATTTTAGTGATATATTAAAAGATTCAATTAGAACATCAATAGAAACATGGTTGCCGTATATAAACATTAAAAATATAGAAATTACAATGCCAGATTATAATATTAGTCAAGTTAATATATCAATAGATTTTGGGTTGTCATTTGAGCCAGATAGGTTTGGAACTGTTTCAGTGAGTTTTGATCAGTTTGAATCGGCCATTAAAGAATAAAGGGAGAAATTAAATGCCTCATGTACCTGGTCATAAAGACGTAAAATATTTAAATAAAGACTTTTCATCTTTTAGAGATAGTTTAATAGAATTTTCTAAAACATATTTTCCAAACACATATAATGATTTTAATGAATCAGACCCAGGTATGATGTTCATAGAAATGGCATCATATGTAGGTGATACATTATCATATTATATAGATGAACAATTTAAAGAAAGTATGTTATCATTTGCAGAAGAAAAGAAAACTATATATGAAATTGCACAGGGATACGGATATAAACCAAGACAGTCCTCACCCGCAACTGTAACTCTTGATGTATTTCAAACTGTACCAGCTACAACAACAATAAGTGCAACGGATCTAAGAGAACCAGATGAAAATTATTGTCTTATAATCCCAGCTGGAATGCTAGCAACATCTACGGGTGGAACAGTATTTAGAACAACGGGTGATGTAATATTTAGAGATTCAAGTTCATTAAGTCCACGACCACAGGATATTTTTGAAGTAGATGACAGCAGTAATGTTACAAAATGGTTGTTAAAGAAACAAGTAAAGGCAGTTAGTGGGACAGTTATTACAGATTATGTAACATTTGGAGCAGCAGAGAGATATAAAAGAATTGCACTTGCAAATGGCCCTGTATTAGAAATAATTTCTGTAACAGATAGTGATGGAAATAAATGGTATGAAGTTCCTTTTTTAGCACAAGATACAGTATATGCAGATTTTGATAATAATACAACCAATTCACCTGATTTAGTAAACGGTAGAAATTTTGCACCTTTCTTATTAAAACTTGTAAAGACATCTAAACGATTTAAAACTTACATAAGACCAGATGGTAAAACTGAAATGAGATTTGGTTCAGGAGTAGCAGCAGGTTCTGATGAAGAAATTATTCCAAATCCATCAAGTGTTGGTTCCAGTTTACCTGGTACACCAAGTTTTCTTGATACATCATTTGATCCAGCAAACTTTTTAAATACTGAAACCTACGGCCAATGCCCAACAAATACAACTCTTACAATTAAGTATTCGTATGGTGGTGGTATAGATGATAATGTATCATCAAACCAAGTTAATAATATTACTTTGCAATCACCTGAATTTGATAGTTCTTTGAATTTAGATGATAATATAAAAACTGTAACTTTAAATTCTACTGCAGTATCAAATCCAAAACCAGCAACTGGAGGTGGTGGAGCAGAAACACTTGAAAATGTCAGAGTAAATGCACTTGCTTATTTCCAAGCACAAGGAAGAGCAGTAACCAAAGATGATTATATAACTCGTGTTTATTCGTTACCAGCTAAGTATGGTAATGTAGCAAAAGTTTATATGATACAAGATGAACAAGTTGCGGCTACAGGACAAAATGAAGGTGATCCTGAATATCAATCAAATCCGTTGGCACTAAATATGTATATGTTGGGGTATGATAATACTAAAAAATTAGTTGGTTTAAATCAAGCTGTTAAAGAAAATATAAAAGTATACTTGAGTCAATATAGAATGATGACTGATGCAGTTCAATTAAAAGACGCGTGGGTATGTAACATTGGAGTTGAATTTGCAATTTATACTAAGAGAGGATTTA